AGTTCATGTCCACATTCAATAGGTTCGCATCAATCCTTTCGGCAATGCGTTCCTCTGCCATCTCCAATGTTATATACAGAACATTCTTACCTTGCGACAAACATCCTGCCGCAGCATGACACATGAACAACGATTTACCCACACCAGTTCCCGCCAAACATATATTCAATGTCTTGGTTGGCAGTCCACCTTTGGTTATCTTATTAAAGAGATCAAGGTCAAACGGTATTCTGTTTTCGTGTCGATGATAAAAGTCGTATCGAGCATCCGAATCGTTGATGTAATCATGCCCCACAGTAGAGTCAAATGACACTCCAAGAGCATCACTCAGTATCTTTGGTATCGCACCTTTGGGTTTGGAATCTTTCTTGTCATCGAGGATTTGAACTGCTTCCATGATAGCATTGTAGATTGCTTTGTCTTGGCAGAACTTTTCGGTTTGGTCAGTCAACCATGCCATGTCAGTTGGTTCGTCTTTGTCGGAGTGTATCTCACGAACAAGTTCAACGGCATTTTGAACTTCTGCTTCGGTTAGGTGTTTGGATTCTGTAAAATTAATTACAAGGGATTCGTAGGTAGGTAGGTTCTTATACTGATTGATAAAGGTTTCTATTTCTTTGAATACTCTGCGTTCTGTTGTGTCCGAAAAGTATTCGTCTTTGATGAATGGTATTATCTTTCTAGCATAGTCCTCATTGTAAATCAGGTTCTTCAGAATAGATGTTTCTAGTCGTTTCATTTTGTGTCTGGTCAAGTAGTATCTCGGTTAGTAGGTCACCCATAATTGTATGCAATTCGGGGTCGTTTGTCAAGTCATCAATGTTATGTTCGCCAGAATCGACAATGGTATATCCAAATCTCAATCTGGCAAGCTCACCCTCTTCAACTATACCTGCCTTGCCATAGTGGTATAGAACTCCTGCATACTTGCCACGCAGAATTCCTATACCAGTTACAGCATTGTCATCGGAGTCAATGAACTTGTAATCAACATCTCGTTTAAGTTTCACTGGCTTCGACTTCCAAAACTGCATCTTTTCCCATAATGTTTCCATAGGTAATTTCATATCGTTTCCTCACATATTCTTTGAACTTTTCACTAGCAAGAATATCATCCCAAAATTCTGCGGTTTGTGTATCATCAAATCGTTTCTTGTCACCAATCTCTCCTGTCTCTTGATCCACCTTTGCATACCAACCATTCGATGGTTTGGATACAAAGTTTCCTTCAAGTGCAATATCAAGCAGACCAGAGTATTTCTGAATACCACCATCAAATGATACTGCTACAGGTATCTTTGACTTCTCACGAACAAATCGTGACTTCTCCACATTGATAATGAAGTTGTATCCAACGATTTCGGTTCCTGCTTTTTCTTGCTGTCTTCCGAGAATCCAAATGGTATCTGCGGAGTAATACGAACCTGTGCCACCACCAACGATGTCTTTAGGATACAAACCAATTTCTTTGTATGTGTGATTCACTACAATCATTGGAATGTCTTTGATGGTCAAGTGTGGTGTGACCATGCGGAACAACGATTTCATTTGTTTCGCACGGCTCATGTCGGCAACTGATTTACCTTCAGTTGCATCTTCAACTTCTTTCTTTGATGCAAGATTACCGATTGAATCGAGAATGATAATAACCTTGTCACCCTTTTCAATCTGCTGTAACTGAACCATGATGTCGTGCTTCAACTGCTCTACGTCAGTAATAGGAGTATGGAGCACACGATTGGTATCAATATTGAATGTATCGAAATAAGATTGAGGAGTCCCAAACTCGCTATCGTAAAATAGAACAACAGCATCTTTGTATTTCTCCATGTAAGCAGATGCCATCAATAAAGCAAATGCGGTTTTGAAATGTTTTGACGGACCAGCAAACATCGTTAGACCTGGTGTCAGACCCCCATCAAGATTACCTGCGAGTGCCACGTTAATCATCGGCACAGATGTTTGTATCATGTCTTTGTCAGTAAAGAACTGAGACTTGGCAAGGATAGACGAATCTTTAATCGTCGAACCTTTTTTTAGTTTATCAAGAATACTCATTATTAAAAAATCCTTCTAAAGATGGTGTTTGTTTCTTGTGTGATTCTATATTTTTAAGATTATATTTTGCAGTCTCAAAAGTAAAGGCAGGTTGTTCTATATTAATCTGATTTTTAGAATCGGTTGAATCTTTCCAACATAAATCTTTATCTTTTGGATAATCCAAAGTCCAGTTCAATGTGGAATTATTCTTCATAATTTTCTTTGCTTCTTTATTCAAAGGATAGACGTATCTAAACATGTAACCTTTGATTTTCTTGATGCCTTTTTCTTTCATAAAGTCTGTAGTCAACCAAAAGATTTTATCCCTACCTGAAAAAACTGCATTTTCTTTACATAATGCTTTGGTTGATCTTGGATGTAACTTCTCACCATTTTCCATCATATACACTTGAGTCCAATACTTCTCACCGAAATAAAAATTCGATGCTTGATACACATAACCACACTTGCCCATTATACCATCTGCCATCGTGTATAGGAAAAGGCAATTAGTATTTTTCTTCATCCATTTTACAGTTGCAGATATCATTTGAGATTCAGAGTTTCGTGGCATGTCATCGTCCATGCACATCTTACCAATCTCAAAATAATCTTTTGATGTTAAACCAGGAAACATTTTATTAATAGTGTGCATTGGTTTTGTCCCCCACCCCAATGTCAAAACACCTTTAAGTTTATCATCAATGAAAAAACCAAGAAAGTGTTTTGTTAGTGTAGGCATCACAGGTGAATAGTGATATTTCTGTACAAATTCTGAAGCTTCATACTTAGAAATATCTTTGATAACATATTCAAATCGCATATATTATTCGTCATTCATTTTAGTAATTCTATCTTTGTGTATAACTTCGTGGTTGTCAGGCAAGTCAGTTTCCTTTAATCGTAAAACTCCACTGCTAATAAGAGATTCTATACTAGGTGAGGGGGGTAAGTCAACCTTTTTCTTCTTGATTGCCTTTTTAGGTTCTTCAGGTTCTTCTTTTGCTTTCTTGATTGATTGATATGTTTGATTAGCAGCAATCAATAACAATATTGCAAGTGGGTCAAATACAATGATGATAATGAATATAACTAATCGTACTGCCTTATCTATAATGTCTCTGTCGTGCGTACCGTAGACCACTTCTGCCACATATTTGATCGGTCCAAAATCAGATTCAGCCTTTCTAATTTCCAACGATACAGGTGACTTCTCTTCAATAATTTTTTGGATGGCCTTTTGCGACCCATCAATTTCATCAGTAATTCGTGTGCGTTCTTTCTGTTGGGCTTTGCGGATTTGGTTCGACCTCTCAGCTCCTTTCTCGTCCGCCGAGCGTACCATGATTTGATCAACCGCCGCATCCAACTGTGAGAGATTTTTGCGATTATTCTCGATGGCTTCTTTTTGAACCTTAATCTTCTCTTCATAAATGAATTCCTTTTCAAGCAGTGGTGCTAGACTTGTTGAGTGTTCAATGTGTGCTTTGGAAAGATAACCGAAGATACCCATCGATGTGATTGCCATCAGCAGTATAACAGCAACAAGGAAGTAGTAACGCATCATTCGCACACTAACATTCCAGTTGTTATACAACCACGATACGGTTACGAGTTTGGATACTTCAAGCACCGAACCCATAATGACGATTGGCCAGTATGAACCAGGAAATATTTGTGCAAGACCTATTACTGAATAATACGCAGCAACAATAGACAGTGCTATTGCTGTGAGAAAGGGTAGTATAGCATGTATCATCCGAAGAAACTTTCTAGTGTGTTACCACTTTTTTCTGTTTCCCATCCAAGACAATCGAGAATAACTCTGATGGGTTCAATAAACGATTTCTCGAATTGAGTATCATAGTCGATATACTCTTGTATGTCAAACTCTTTGGGTAGTCTATTGGGAAAAGATATCACTGTATCTTTGATTGGATTAGGCATCTTCAACCATGCAAATTTTAATTTTTCACCCTCTTGAATCAGAGGATACTTTGTCGTAAGATTTTTTTCTCGTAGATAATTATTGTAGAGTAAAGCACCCTTCACATGAATCGGTGTTCCCTTTTTATATAGGGTAGCAGAATCCGTGTATTGCTTCAATCCATTCACTCCACGTGGAAATGATATGTCTTCTACTGGAAGACTTCTAAACTCTTCTTTGAATGTGGCAATAAAAGTTTGAATGTCTTCTTGAGTTCCTGTCATCATTAGTTTTATCAACTGACGCATCTTATCACGCACAGCAGATGGTGTCGATGATTTAATCATTTCCAAACCCATCACTTTCATGTGCGGTTCAGAATACTGAATACCTTCATTGTTATACACATTAAGAATGTAACGCTTCTTGGCAGTCCAGATACCTTTGTTTGCCAGAGCCTCACGTTTCATAATCATTTTTTGATCGTAGGCGTGAACATATTCCGCAAGTTCAGAATAACTCTTATCAATATACGGTTGTATTTTAGTTTCACATATCTTGTCCATGAAGGAGATAATCTCAGGTATTTCCTTCTGAGTTTTAATTGTAGATGAAACCAATGGTCCAAGGTTGAGATAAATCGAATCTGTGTCTGATGCGATAACATAATCTTTCTCTGTCTTTAGTAGTTTGTTTAGGTATACATTTAGTTTATTTTCAATCCAACGAATAGACAACTGACCCGCCATCGTAACAGCAAGTGCAATACGCAAATCATAGAAACGGAAATACTGTGAACCCATCGCACCATACGCAGAGTTCAACGATACCTTCTTTGCCAACTGAAGATTGTTATATCGTGCAACTGACTTTCCTATTTCTCTTCTCTTATCTTCATCCTTCTCGTTTTCATATTCCTGTTCTGCTTGAAGCATCAACTTCTTGAACTTCTTACGATCCTTATACATAATCTCCATCATTTCAGGAAGAAAACCCTGTTTGTTTGTTCTGAAGAATTGTCCATTAGGAGTAACTGTTATACCATCCATCTCACTCGTATCAAGTTCTTTTCTCAACAACACATCCACATTTGCTTGTGGTGCGAGAGCAGTCATTACATCGTTATAATCTTCTCGTTGAACCAAAGTTTCGGGTGAGATATTATACTGGACAATCAAATGGGGATACAACGAATTCAAGTCAAACGATGCAACCCAATTATGTAATCCAACTTGTGGGTCTTTCACATACGCACCTTCAAACGCAGAGTCTTTTCTGTTCTTCTCTTTTGGAGGAACAACAATGTTTCGTTCAATGAGATGATTGTATATCAATGAATCCCACATGCGTGTTTGAGCAAAGACATCTTCATAGTTTGTCTTTGTATCGTATGCGAGAGTAAGAGCCAGTTCAATAAGTTTTAGTTTGTCTTCCAACTTGACAATCAGTTCAACGTCTTTGATGTTATAGTCAATAAACTTCTGATAGTTTTCTGTGTAGAGTTGCGTCAACGAATCATATTCATCATACGCAATCTTACCAATACCAAGTTCCACTTGTGCGATTGCATCGAGTCGATATGATTCTTGTGACTTACCACCAGGTGCATACCACTTATACAGTTCGATATAATC